CCGTCCGCGATCATCTGCTCGACATACTGCTTGGCAGACAAGCGAGCGCGCTGGGTGCCTGGTCCCTGCTTCGAGACGCGCAGTTCGTAGCTGTCCAGCAGCGCCTCGATCTTATCCAAATACCCCCTATCGATCTTGTCCCGGCGCCCCTTGGACGTGAGATAGCTCATCAGGTCCTTGCGCGTCTTCTCGAGCGCTTCGGACTTCTCGCGGGCCGCCCGGGCAAGGTGCATCGACACGAGCTGCCGGCGCTTGTGCAGCATGGCCTCCACCATGTCGCCCTTCTTCGTGGCAGCCAGAGCGTTCCGGCCATGCCGGCGCTCGGCGTCGAGGAACTTCGTCCAGCCCGCCAGTTCCTTGACGGTCATCAGAGCAAGCGATTCCTCAGCCATCTGCTTCGCCATCTTCGACGCAGCAGACTCGCCCACGGCCCTCGCCAGCGCTTCCAGTTCGATCTCGGCCGCGCGGGCCTTGACCTCGCTCTCAGCAGCCTGACGCGCCGCCTCGGCAAACGTGCCGTCCTTGTAGGGGTCGCCAAACTCTGCCGCCATCCGGCGATCCGTCTCGGCCTGGATGAACCGCTCGCGGTTGCCGATCTCTGCCAGCGCGGCGAGCAGTTCCTCGCCCGTGTTGAAGCCCAGCAGTTCTGCGGCCTGGTCCGGCGTGACGGCATCCGCAGCGGTCGAGGTGACGACCTTGGCCAGCTTGGCGCGCAGCGCCTTCTCGTCCTTCTCGGTGATGTCCACGCCCTGCTCGTCAAACCAGTTCGCCCATTCCTCGGCGTTCTGATAGTCGAGGACTTCGTTCTGATCCTGGCTCGAATACACCGGCTCGCCCCGCGCCTCGCGGTCGATCGCGTTCAGCATGTCGTTGACCGTCGAGCCTTCGGAGAGATACCCGGCTTCCTCAGCCAGCTCGCGCATGTAGTCGATATGGATGCCGTTTTCCTCATTGATGAGGTCGGCCCGGTCCATGGCCTTCAGTTCGTCAGCCGCGCCACGGATGCCCCATTGCTTGACCGGGACGGTCTTGCCTTCGACGGTGCGGGCCTTGCGGGACCGGATGAACTGGAACAGCGACTTGGGCGGTTTGCGGCGCAGCGTCTTTGCAGTGGCCCGTGCAATGGCGAACATGCTGTCGATGCTGGTCTGGTCCCGGCCCCGGTCGCGGATCGCCTTGGGCAGCTTGGCCACGGCTTCCTTGCCATACAAGCGCTCAGTCGCCTCAAGGTCGAGGCGCATCGGCGGGAGGTCCGGAGGCGGGGCTGTTTCGCCCCAGCCTTTGGGGTCGCCGGGTTGAAATAGTAAACCTTCCATTTGCTGCACGGCTCGAAGGCGATCCGCTTCGTCGCCGCGCTTATAGAAGCGAACGTCCACGCCAGCCGCACGAATGGCTTGCAGAATGTCAGGACTGACGTTGCGAGGAACCACAGCAGCAGCAAAGTCACCGAGTTGCATGACGCGGTTGGCCTTGGCCTCGAAATATTCCGTAGGCAGAGCCTTCAGTTCTTCGACATAAGCGCGGATCGCGGGCAGCGCTTCAGCAGCAAAACTCTCGCGCCATTCTTTCGGGCCGAGAGCGATCGCCTCAGCAGCGGCGTCGTAATAGCGAAGGCCTGTTGCGGCGAACTTGTAATATTTGGCAATGTCGTTTGCCAGTTCCATGAACCGCTCAGATTGGCGATCTTTGATGGCCCGCATTTCGTCTTCTGAAACGATGCGGTCACGATTGCGCTGCACGTCTTTCATCTTTGGCATGGCCGTAGTGCCAACCCGCGCACGAATCGACCCTGTGCCACCAAAGCTGTCGTGATTACCTTCGCGCAGGTCCTTGCGCATCTCGGCCATCACATTCTCAAGATTGAACGGCACCCACTTGCGGTTTCCGGAATAGGTGAAGCCTTTGAAAATACGATAGCTCTCAGTGATTTCACCGGCCAGTTCTGCCGTGTACTTGGCGAACTTCTCGCGGGCAACAAGCGATCCCATAGTCCGGTTGTAAAGCTCTGATTTGTACGCCTTCTGATCAAATGGCGAGCGCTTCGCCTCGGAAATCAGGTCGTCAAAATTGCGTTGGTTCCGGTAAGAGATTGAGCCATCATCCTCGACCCAGATGTTTGTCGGTTCAATGCCCTTCTCGGCACGAGCCGCGTTCAGTTCCTGATCAAGGCGAGTGTAATATGCCAACGCGAAGGCCGCGCGTTCCGGCGATTCATATTCGGTTTTCAGCGCCGCCTTGACCTCTTTGGCCACTTTGAGCTTCTTGAGCTTCGGCGCCTTGCCCTGTTCTGACAGGTAGGCAAGCTGCACCAGTTCGCTATTCATCAGCGTGCGAGGAAGATCACGGTCGGTCTCGTCATACCCCAGATACTCGGGGATCATCGCGCCTTCCGGGATCAGCGCCTTCGCCTTCTTGACAAATGCGCCGGCCTTCTCAGGGCTCACCTTCGGATATTTTTCCGGCACGGTTGGTGAGTAGATATCGGCGTCGTAGGCCGTCACATCCGACTCATCCAGCAGCTTTGGATCGGCAAGGAAAGTGATCTCCCCGAAGCTCGGGAACCCACCCTTGTCGGTGCGCGCAACGGCGAGAGACGGCATCGGGAAGCCGCCCAGTTCCAGCGTCTTGCGCAGCTTTTCTTCGCTGGTGTTGTGAGCAACAAACAGGGTTTTTTGCTCAGCCCCCTGCTGCCCCAGCGAGTTATCTACAACGCCGTCATCCATGTCCGGAACGCGGCCTTCGGTCCATGTCCACTCGGGCATGAGGCCGGTCTTCTGATCGGCAAACACCGTGTCTTCGACAGCGGCCGTTCGGTTAGCCTCGCCATACGGGCCGAAGTTCAGCCAGCTATTCTGTCCCCGTGTTTCGCTTGTGATGGCGCCCACGGCCGGTCCCGTGAACAGCCGGACGTGCGCCTGCCATGCGTTCTCCTCGCCTTGTGCGCGGAAGCCTGCGCCTTCCAGGCCATGTCCAAAAGCATCATGCACGGCGCGGAACAAGTCATTGGCCAGTACCGGACGCATCTCGCCGTCCAGAGAGCCAACCGGCCACTCGATGCCAGTCTCTGCCAGCATCGGATTGTCTTCCACATTCAGGTCAGTGGCGCCGGAGCCAAAACCTCCAACAGTCGAGAACACGCCCATCCGCTGATTGGCGCGCAGATCCCGCATCGCGTTCCACGGGTTGCCTTCATAGGGGTCTATGGTCTCGTCAAAGAACCAGAACCGATAGCCGGCCGCCTCAAGCGCTCGGTACTGCTCAATGGTCTGGCGGATCAGGTCCTCATAAGCAGCACGTACAGCCGGATCGTTCGGCGCGTGCTGCATGTCCTCGTATGCCTGCGCAATCCGGGCAGCGCGCTCTGGATCGACGCGGGCGTATTCAGCCTGCCGGCGAAGGTCTAAGCCTTGGGCTTGCGCGTAGCTTTCCGCGACTTGGACAAGCCTTTGGTCTGGGCCGCTGGCGCCTTGGACATTTGGCGCACCCGCAAGCGGCGCAAACCTTCGGCCTTGATCCCGTCTTCCTCGGTCTCCGGAGCGTTGGGGTCCCAGTTGGTTAAGCGCATTTTGGTCTCCTACAACGCCGCCAGTATCAGGTCCGCCAGCTTCACGTCCTCCTCGGCCCATTCCTCCACGGGCGGGACGAGTGAGCTGGACGGCCTTGAGGGCTGTGACGACTTCTCCGGCACTGCCCCCTCTCTGAGAGCCGCGAAGAATTTCGGTGCGGGCGAACTCATTGGCGTCAACTCCATCTTTGACCAGAACGAAACTTGAGCCCGGCGTGAACAGCGGATCAGCCATCTTGGCCCCGCCTTCCTCACGCACCACGCTCATCTGGCCCGTGACTTCATAGGCAGTATAGCCGTCCAGCTTGAGCGTGGAAAGCATGAACCGATAAAGCTCCTCGCGGGACTTGGCCTTCGTGCCTTCGGCCTGGCTCTCAGCCGCGATGAAATTGAACGCCTTCAGGTCCGGCGTCTCGGCCGCATACTGGCGCATGACCATGACCGCCTGCGAGAACATCTCGGTCGCCAGCATCCGGCGCTCATTCACGTCCTCAACGTTCTCCAGCGCGTCGGCCATCTTGTTGTCGAGGAACAGGTTCACGTCTGCCCGGCCCTTGCGGTTCAGGCGGATCGACATCAGCACGGTCGGCGCGTCCGGGTCTTCCGTCAGCGGCCATTGCATCATCATGCTTTCATCGCCGTTCTGGAACGTCTGGATGTTGGCAGAGACGTTATCGCGCACCCATGCGTCCACCTCTGGCATCGGCATACGGGTGGCGGCGCGGATGGATTGGTAGAACTCCGCGCCATCATCCTGCTGCTCAGTCTCCCCAACCGGCACATCCCCCTTCCACTGCCCATAGCCCAGCCATGACAGAGCCCGCCCGATCGGTGAGCGGTCCAGTTCCCGCACAACATCGCCCCGCACCCTGCGCTTCTCGGTGTTCCACCACGCCTCGTCCTCGCGCATCTTGTCCGCCATGACACGCGCGCCGAAGTCTTCCTTGGCCTTCTCACGGGCGTCGTCCATGTTGGCGAGCGCTCTTTCATACTCCTTTTGCGTCAGCGCGCCTTGCGCGCGAAGGGCTTTTGCCTGTGCCTCAAAGGGTATGAAAACATCAGCAACCGCAGCATCGATCTCCTCATCGACGGCCAGCATCCGGTCCATGATGGCGATGACTTCGGGGTTGAGGTTTGCGCGGGCAGGTTGGCCATTGCCATACAGGCGCTTCCAGAGTTTTGTGATCCAATCCTTGAAAGCAATAAAGGTGCTGCGAAGCGCTTCCGAAGGCGCCTTGCCAGTATACACATAAACCTCAAACGTCTCGGCCCATGTCTCGTGCATCTCGATCCAGTCGATGCGGGCTTCCGCTTCGGCCTGCGATGCGAAGCGGCCGCGCAGTTTTTCTTTCGCGCCGTCCTTCTCATAGAGCACAAAGCTGCTGCCCTGTTGCTGTATCCTGTAGTTCAGGCGAGCGGCTTTGAGGGCTGGGGTGCTCTTGACGCCCTCGTACCATTTCTGCACGGCCTGGTATTGTTCGACCACGAACGGATGCGGGTCCGGCGCCTTTGCCATTTTCTCCACAAGGTCAAGATACCAGTGCGCGCCCTCGTGCAGCATCGTGGTCACGTCGCTCTGCTCGAACAGCGTGACGGTGTTGGTATCGGGGGAGAACTGGCCGCGGCGTTCCTGCATCAGGTTGCCGGACTGGTCCGTGAGCAGGACCGGGGCGCGCTCATCGAAGATGACGATGGATTGGGTTTGTGGCGGGGCATCCTCTGCCGTGTTGACCCCGCCCGGCACATACCGTGCGCCCACAATGCCAGCAGCGCGAAGACGCTGGATCATGGCGATCATCGGGTCACGAATGCCGGACTCGGAGAATTGCGCCTCAGCAAGCGAGCGCATCAGCGCGCCGGCCGTCATGCCGTCAAAATATCCCGGCTGGGTGTAGTCATACCCGCCCGCGATCAGGTCGGGGCGTGACTGCTGCTCAGCGATCATTTCCTCGAAGAACGTGCGGACGTTTGCAGGCTGCTGATCGATGGTTTTGTCCATGTCGAGCAGCTTGTCGGCCAGCGCGACTTCGAGGCGTTTGGCTTCCTTGGCTTCTTCGGCTTTCGTGCGCGGAACTGTATATCGCGTTTCTGGCTCACCTAACGTTTTTAACATGCCGCGCGCCATATCGCGAAGCCTGCCAACATCCTGATTGTTGATCAGGTCAGGCCGATTTTTGACCATCTGGTCCAGTGACTTCAGAACAGCGTCCGGACCCTCCATGTCGCGGGCGATGGCAATTCTCAAAACCTCTGCTTCTTCGGGCGTCGCCCCGATCGCCTGCATCAACGACCGAACTCTTTCATCGGCTTGTTGGCTTCCCTCCCCAATCATTGCGATCGGTTCAAAGTTGGCACCAATTTTTATCTTTGTGCGGATGGTTTCGTAACCAGTCGTGCCTTTGGGCAAGTCAGCACGAAAAACATATTCACCCTTTGCTGGGCTCTGAAGGCCGGTCAAAACCTCCGCAATCCGCTCATTCTTCGCCGCAGACCGCATCAGGTCGCGGATCGACAGGAACGTGCGGCCAAGCAAACCCGCTGGCGGGGCGTAGGTTTTCAAGTCTGCGCGAGGCACGCGGTCGCCATAATGGATACCGCGGACGAGTTCTTTCGGCATTGCCAAGTCTCGTTCGCGCGCGCCAGTAGGGACGTTTTCGTCCTCGCGAGTCTTCGGCATTGTCTGTTCAGGCGGCCGGATCGTCGAACCGGGATCAAATGTTCCGTCTTTGGCAAATTTAGCAGCGTCGGCATTCAAGTCCCGCTGGCCCATCATCCAGTCGATGGCCTCCTGCTCGGTCTTCCATGGCGGGGTAGCGATCCGTTCTTCCATGGTCCACAGGCGGCGGTACATCGTATTGAACGCACGCCGCTCGGTGTCTTTGAGAAGGTATGGCTTGTTGCGGCCCATCTCGCGGTTTTCGAGATGATCAACCGCGTGCTGCAGTTCGTGCGTGACGGTGTATTCGCGGCTGTTCTTGCCCCGGTCTGAAATTCGTACGTGCGCGCCGAACAAGAACGGATTGGGCGTGAACACACCTTTGGTGCCCGGTAAGTCTTTACCCCCCTCTTCCTGCACCTTTACCTTGCTGCGAGTATCAGCCTTCATCTTCGTCAGCGCTGGATACTCAGCATAGAGACTCGGGAACTCAATGACCTCACTGAGCGGGCCCTTGGCGTCCTTGACGACAATCGTGCCGTCCTCGATCTCGCTGATCCAGTCGCCGTTGTCGTCCTGATACCAAGGCTGGCCCAGCTTCGCCGTCTCGTCCCAGATTTGCTGGCGGGTGTACTTCGGGACCTTCTTGCCCTTGTCGTTCTTGACCTTCTCCTTCGCCATTGCCTTTGCGCGGTTCAGGATGGCCTTGTCTGCGGACTTGGCTTTCGAGCCGATGAGTTGGTCCAGCAGGTTCGCACTCCCCGCATTGTCCGGATCAAAGGCGGCATGGACGCTGCGGATGTTGGAGGGGTCGAAGATGGCGATCTGGTCGCCAACCGCGCCTTCGTTAACATTCTTGAACCGAACGCCGTCAAAGCCTTCCGCTTTGGCTTGCGCGAGGATGCGTGAAAATGTTTTTGAGTGATATGCCATTTGGCCGGTGCCGTCTGCAATTTCCAATTCTGGCACGTCTTCTGCGCTGAGTGTTTTGATCCGGCCACGGACGTAAAGTGGCATAATGCTTTGGTTTTTAATGCCCGCGAATGTTGACGCCTTCGTCGGGTTGTTTGTAAGGAATACGGCCTCCTCGCCTTCGCTTCGCGCGCTCTCGGGGGCATTTACGTCAAAGCTGTCGAAGCCTGCTTTGTCCGTGCCATGATACAGCACCGTCTCCGTATCGAACCCCATCTCCTTCGCCCGCGCCATCCGACCCTCAACGGACATATCAAGGCCCTTGCGCTTCGCTGCGAGCCATGAAACAGCCTCGCCCCGGTCCTCGCCCTCGTAGCCTTCGGTGCGGGCCTGCTCCAGCGCATTCTCCTCCATCACCATCCCGTCAATGGAGCCCTGGATTTTCGGGAAGTGCTGCTCGTAGAACTCGACCGGATCGACGCCGAGGCGCTTTGCGAACGTGTTCACCGTCGCGGCCTGAATAGCGACCTGCTTGTCCAGCATGACGCGCTCGGGAAACATGCCGGAGCCTGACAGGCGCTCACGCACGCGGTCCACAACGGCTTGTTCCTTCTCCACCAGCGCACGGCCGCCGTCGATGGCTTCCTGTATCCGCGCCACGCCGTCCTTGACTTCAGCGTCAAACTCGGTGCGCAGCGCTTCTTTCTTGGCCGGGGTGTACTGATCGCTGCCCGCCCTGACATGCGGCTCGACCAGCTGCCGGTTCTCGCGCATCAGGGGCGAGGTGATGAGTGTAGCCGTCGAGACTTCGATTTCACCGAACCGCTCGTACTTCTGGGCAAGCTGCTCCTCGGTCACGCCGAGCGCAGACAACGCCTCAGCCGGATCAATGCCAGCCTGCTGCAAGGCGCTCGCCACGCCGTCCAGATCCACTGTGACAGTCTCAAGGTCTGTGCCTTCAGTGAGCCTGCCTGCCAGTTCTGCGGCTTTCTCGGGGGAGCGGGTGGAGAGTTTCGCGCCGCTCACCTTGTCGATCAAGGTCGAAAGCCGCTTCTCGTTTGCAGAGGGCTGGATAAACACCGACTCCTTGGCAAGCCCTTGCGTGATCGCATCGACCGCCAGGAACGTTCCCTGCATCCCTGCGGAGGCAACAAAAGTGGCAAGCGAGGTCTGCACCATCGAGCGCGGCGTCTCGGCAAGGAACTGGTCCAGCGTCTTGTCGGAATCGAGATAGGCCCAGTCCACAAGGCGGCTGCCCATCGTGGCAATCTGCTCTTGTCCCTGCTCGGCAATCATGCCGCCCACGAACCGCTGGACTATGCCGCGATCGGACTTCAGCATGTCGTCAATGATGCCGAGCGAGATACGCTCCGAGATCGTCTCAACACCTGCTTGCAAGAGCGCGCGGTTCGTGGAGTCGGAAAGGTCAAGCTCGGCATCTCGCCCGCGCGAGAACTCGTTGTAGTATACTTGCCCGCCCATCACGGCAGCCGGCACAGTCTTTCCCCGTGTCGCAATGGCAGACGCCACCAGCGGCGCCATTTCAGTCAGCGACCGGATGCCGGCCAGCAGGTTATCCGCCACGAAGTTTCCGGTCTGCGGCATGGCCGCGTCGGCAGCGGCGTCCTTTTCCTGCGACACGCGCACTGCGTCCCGCATGGCATCCTCGATCATGGGACGGATCGCATTGATCGCCGTAGCAGGATCGTTGCGGTACTCAGCCCCCGGAATACCAAGCACCTTCTGCCACGACGCCTGCCCCGGCTTCATGGCTTCGCGGATCAGCCGGTCAGACGGCTGGGGCATTGGGTCAGAATCGCCGGGCAGGTAAAGCCGGGGCGTAATCGGCTGCATGGCAATCCGGTTCAGCCAGCCGCCTTTGCCCTCGGCCTTGCGCTGGTCTTCGCGGGACTTCCATTCGTCATATGCGTCATAGTACGCGGCAGCCTTCTCAAGCTGCTCGCGGTCAATGTCCGCAGTCGTGCTGTTCATCGACAACCAGCCAGAGCGCACCGCGCTGCGAAGGTTGTTGCCGGTCTTTACCAGAGCGCCGGCTGGGTTCTCGGCCAATGCCCGGCCCATATCTCCGAACCCGCGCTCAATGTCGGACCAGAGGCTTACGTCATCCTTCGCAACGGCATAGTTGTCGGCGTTGTCCATCCACGCCATGACGCGCGGCGAGGCGCTGCGCATCAGCGCATCCTGGGCCTCCTTGTCACGGCGGCGCCAATAGTCAGGATCAGCCTCGACCGCTTGCCGAGGCACGCCAAACTTGCCGCCCAGAGCCAGCGCCTCAGCGGCTTGGTCCGGTGGCGGCTGGGTCATGTCCCATGACTTCTGCCGGTATGAACGCCGCTCGTCCTCCTGCGCCTTCAGGCGCTCGGATGCGGCACGGATTTCTTCTTCGGTGAGAGTGTAGTTGCTGCCATCTGCCATGCAGCAGGGCTAACATGGTGAATGTGGAGCCGGAGTGGACCGCTACCCGCCGGACGGATCGTCGTCCTTGCGCCCGCCGCTCATGGCCTTGCCGATCATTTTGACCGCCCAGAAGATGCCGAACAGGCCAAAGAGGACAACGGCCGTCTGAATGCCGTTCGCAACGATCTGTTCCATTTCTTGGGCCTATTCCTTCTTGCCGCCAAACAGCGAGCCAACAAAGCCGGCTGCCGCCTCTGCGTCCTGATATGCCCTGATTCTTCGGGCCTCGGCCAGAATGAGCGCGTCGGACGCTTCCGGGTATTTCGAGCGGACCATGGCCGTGGCTTCCGACCAGAGGTCCGGGTTCATGCGGCGGAAGTCCAGCACATCGCGCTGTGCCTGCGTCGAGACAATGCCGCCCGCAAGGTCCTGACTGATCGGGTACGCCGTGCTGCCGTCTTCCTTCTTGCCGGCCGCCGCATATGACAGGGCAATCAGTTGCTTGGCGCGATCTGCCGGAATTTCCGGATTGCCAGTGCGCCGCACTTCGTCTTCCACGAGGCGCATCAGCTCGCGCTCGAACAGGATAGCTGGGTCTTTCTTGGTCTTGTCTGCCCCGTACTTCCTTGCTGCCGGATCGCCCTCGCCAAGGCCCTTGAATTTGTCGGAATATTTCTTTGCGGTCAGGCCTTCAGGCAGGTAGACACCGGCAACCGCCACGACCGCTTTGTAGGCCTTCGACACCGAGTCCACAGGCGCTCCACCATTCTTGGCAGCGTTCGCCATGTCGAGGTCAAATTGTCCGCGCTCGTCCTGCGTCATGTTCTGGTACAGGTCAGCCAGATAGGGGTCTGCCAACACAGCGCGCGTGCCCGCCATCGCAAGCTCCGGATCGCTGATGACGGCGGCTTTGAGGCTGCGATAGTTGCCCATGCTGAGTTCACGCAAGGCTGCCCTCTCCTCAGCGCTGGCTGTCGCCATCTGTTGCGCCCAAAGCGCACGCGAACGCTCCTCGGTTTGCAACAGGTCGCGCACCTTGGGCGATGCCTCGCGCATGATGGATGCAGGAATTGGCCGCCCCGTGGTGACGTACTCCATGCCGGCGTTCCAGTCGGCGTCGTCCTTGATGCCTTCAGCGGCTGTCCTCTGGCTTTCAAGCTGCGCAATCCGCGCCTCGGTTTTCAGTCGCAGGTCTGGGTCTTCAATCTTTGCCGCTTCAGCAATGGCTGCGCCGTAGTTGCTGCCTGATGCTGCCCAGTATTCATCCGCGAGCGAAACGGCCTGACCGTCGCGCCTCTTCGTCTCCAGCACCTGCTCAGCCTTCTCGCGCTGGGCCGGGTCCATCTCGCCGTAGTTGGCCTTGAAGTATTCCTCGGCCTCGCCATACCGGCCTGCGTCCAGCATCGTATCGACGTTCGTCAGGTGCCGCGTCGTGACGCCTGCGCGGTACACCTCATTCGCCGCGATCCGCGCCGCCTCGGCCACGTCCGGCGTGTAGATGCCCGCCTTCTGCTGCCGGTCAATCAGCGCGAGGTAATCGTCGCGGGACTGCTCCAGCAACTCGCGGGGCTTCGACGGGTCTTTCGCCAGCAGTTCATAGTCCGCGCCGACCTTCATGGTCTGCGCCTTGACGCCTTCGACCTGCCGGCGCCGGGTCACGTCGCGCATATTGATCGAATAGGTCTCGGTCTGCTCCTGGGCCTTCAGCGCAAAGGCGCGCTTCATGGCCGGGCTCGACATCTTCCCCGCTTCTTCGTTCGCTATCGCAGCAGCACGCTCACGGAACCGGGCCTCAAACCCCGCAGGGTCGCCCTCCATGTCGTTCTCGATCGCGCGGGATTCTTCATCGAGGCGCGAGCGCAGGCGGATCGAAGCCTCAGCCGCATCTGCCGCAATCTTCGCATCCGCCATGCGGGTTGCAATCTCGAAGCCTGCGTTGCCGACCTGCTCCATCGCCTGCCCGACAGGATCAGCGCCGCTCGCCCGCGCCTCGCGCACGGGGCGGTAGTTGGTCTGAACGTCAACCGAGATGGGGGAGCGGGGGAGCTTGGCCATGGCCTAGCCCTTATACTTTTTGATGGTTGAGCCGATCGTGCTCGTCATGCCGCCAGCAGCCGCGCCGACGCCCGTCTTCGGCACACTGCCGGTGCCGAACTTGTCGGCCCATGTAGAGCCCGCACTCAGCAGCGAAGCCCCAGCTTGCAGGTATCCTGCCGTCTGCGCCGCCTTGCCCTGCTGGCGGGCCATGTAGCCCTCGTCACGGGTCACACGGGCACCGCGCTTGATGTGTTCAGCCCGCTCCTCCGCAGCCGTCATCTCAAGCAGCTGGTCGAGCGTCGAGGTTTTCACCGCCTCGTCGCGGATCGCCACAACGGTCGCGTCCTGTGTCGAGCCACCGCCAGACGCAGCAGCTGCCTGCTGCTCGGCAAGGATTTCGCGCATCCGCTGGGCAATGCGCGCCGAATTGTGCGAGGCGCCGGCAATCTCCTGCCCGGCCTGTATCTCCATGGCGGCAGCTTCAGCCTGCGCCGCGCGCTGGTTATACTTGCCCGCTGCGTTCGCTGCACGGCCCTGGCTGATGGAGCCCATTGCGCTGGTGGCCGCGCCCACGGCCATCATGGTCATTGTCACGGGCTCGGCCATCTAGGTCGAGCCTCCACAACGGCAATCCGTCTTCAGCTTGTCCGACACGCTCAAAACCAAATCTTTCCAACCACTTGCGGGCATTCGGGACACGCGCATCTTCCTCCGCCCATATCTCTGTGACACCAGCGTGAACCGCCGCATCAACTATCTTTATCGCAAGGCGGTGGACGCGGGGTTTAGGTGTCCAGCCGGGCCTCGACCAGAACGTCGCCACGGCGCGGTCATCGATGAACCACAGCCCGCCCATTGCGAGCAGCTTTCCGTCATCGTCCCGCAGCGCAAAGCCAGACACGTCTTCCGGCGCGTAGCCCAGCCCGATCTCGACAAAGTGCCAGCCGGTCAAGAGCTCGGTTCTCAACCGTTCACCTTCAAAGTGTTCACCAATGCCAGCACCGTCGCAGGCCCCGCGGTCGGCATCGAGATATGCAGCCGCGTGTCGCGCTCGGTCCAGCTATGCACGTTGAACTCGTGGTCGCCGTTCCATTCTTGGACGGCGCTGTCGAACGTCAGCGAGCCATCGGCAATGCGGTCGTCCAACGGCTCCATGTCGGTGAAGTCCGGCCCCCACTTCAGCGCCGCGCCTGCGGTGCGGTGGATCACCAGCCCCAGCTTCTCCAACTGCTTGTTGGCAACCAGCGAAGCGCCCATCTGCGCGCCCCATGCGAGGCGGCCGGACTTGTACTTGCCCTCGTACAGCAGCCCCGCGATGGCATACGTGACCTCGAAATCCAGCTCGATCTCACCGTCCGTCACCGTGAACGGCCCGGCCTGCTGGCCATTGGCCCAGACATACACATCCGTGCGCGCTTCCAGATGCTCCAAGCCGGACAGCGTTGTCGTGGCCTCGTCGTCATACTCCAGCGCGCAGTGCAGGCGCCAGGCGTCCTCGATTTCGTCCCATGCCTCGGGCGCAAGGCGCTCGACATACCGCACCGTCTCGCCATCGACCGTGCGCCGCACGACCATGTAAACCTCGTCCTCCGCTCCGTCCGTAGGCAGGCAGCAGACCGACTCGACAAAGCCGTCCATCTTGATCCGGCTCCACGCCACGACGCCTTCATCAGCGTCGAACACCAGCACCCCGACCTCGCCGTCGCCCCGCACGCACCACAGACGCGGCTCCGGCTCCTGCTGCCAGTCGATTTCGACAAAGCCCAGCGTCGAGGCGATCTCGCGGTGCAAGCGCGTCAGGTCAATGACACTGCCGCGCTCCAGGTCGGTGGCGGAGTTGCTGTACCCGAACCGATATATCCGCTGTCGGCTGCGGTTGATAAACATCGCAGCTTGATCGACCAAGGCGGGATTGGCATCGGCGGAGCCCTTTGTGGTCTTGTTGAACGCGCGCACGTTTTCAGGCTTCAACACGTCGCCATAAGCGTTGCTACCGATCTCGCTTTCAAATCCAGACAACCCTGCCAGCAGCCCGCCAGCGCCGCACAGCCAGCGCACCGCCGACATCCGCCCGCCAAAGCTGCGGCCGATCGCGTCACTGGCCAGCGGGCCGATTGCAAAGCTGCCGAAATTGTCGCTGACCGACCCCCAGTACTGGTTGCCCCGTCCGAACCACAGCCTGCCATCGAACAGCGCCACGGCATCAGGATAGCCGTACCGGCCCGACCAGTCGCCAAACGACCAGAGCGAGGTGGCGACAAGCGAACCAAACGGCGTGATGACATCCGCCGTGACGGCATTGTCAGCCGTGACTGTGATGATCTTGGCGATGCCATCCGTCACACCAGACGGGAACGAGATGCTGGCGACAGCCGACCCGGACGTATAAGCGCTCATCCGCCAGCGATAATAGACGACCTGGTTGTCGAGGTCGTCCTGGTAATACGCCTCGCTCGCCGTAGTGACCGTCAGCACAGTCTGGTAGTTCACCGTGTTGCCGATCGAGCGCTCAAGCAGAAGCGTCCCTACGAAGGTGCCGGTGACAGAATAGTACAGCTGCCTCGTGTTGCCGACGCCCGTGATCTCGACCGGGTCCGTCACATCGTCTACCGCCGAAGCGCCGATCGTGACGAACTGGCCGCTATGCGTCAGGCGGATCAGTGCGCCCACATCATAGGTGCCGAACAGCGGTCTGTTTGCCGTGAGCGTGACCGTGCCGGTCTGTGCGCTCGGGGTCAGCGTGGTATTGCCAAGGTTGATCGGAGCGAACGGCCCGTCCAGCTGGAGGAACGGGCGGATCGACCAGGACAGCGCGCCGCGCCGCTCAAGCACATGGATGTCCTTGCCTGCGCCGCAGAACCACATCGTATTGAAACTCTGGTCGTGTCTCAGGCTCGGGATTTCGTCAGCCGTCCACGGGCTCGGCAGCTCAAGTATCCCGGCAGCAATGCGGGCAAAGCCTTCGAGCGTGGCCGTGCCGACGCCCTCAAGGAAGAACTGGACATAGTAGGGCGACACGCCCGGTGTGAACGTGACGACATGGTCGCCGGGGCCAAACGAGGAAGCCTGGACGATGTCCTCACCGTCAGACGTTGACCCAACCCGGAGGCGCAGCACGCGCCGCGTGATCTTGAACTTGTAGCTGACCGCATCGGTAGGCGCAGCGGTCGTGACTTCCACTTGCGCAATAGCGCGTTCTCCGGCCGCGCCCGTAAACGTAACCACGGCCCCGACTGCCGCAATGGACGCGCTCATGGGATATAGCCCCCGCCAAGGCCGCTGAACCCGCCAAGACCGCCATCAAAGAAGCCGCCGCCAAAGCCGCCGCTGCCGCCTTCGCTGCCGCCGCCAATGTCGCCTGTGCCGCCATCAGGAGCCGTGCCGCCGCCGCTCGGAATGACAGCGCTCTCGTCTGTCCAGCTGCCCACGGTCGCAGCCGCGCCCTCAAGCGTGACATAGCCGCCATCGACCACGAACCGGATCTTCGAGCCGCTGATCTCAAGGGCAAACCGCGCAACGTCGCTTGTGACCCACGGCCGGAGCAATGCCACCGCGCTGTCCGGCGTCTCGCCTACGAATATCGTGCCCGGCGCCTTGGTCATCCCGCCTTGTCTCAGCGGGAAGATGTTCTCCATGATCTCGGCGCCGCGGGCGTAGTTTTGGAGATCGACACGGGCAAGGGCTTCCTTGCCAAGCTCGCCCGCATTGAACGCGACCACTTCCGACTTGGATTTGGCCATTGCATCAGCCCTTCGAAGTCAGGGTCAGGAGGTTGTACATGTCACCCTCTCCAGCCGCCCGGACGCCAGCCGCGCCGGGACCGCAGGTACTCGCCCGGCTTGCTTCTCACGATCGGGTCCGTCGAGCCGTCAAAGGCCCGCGCCGCATTGCCCCGGTCCACGATCGCTGTGTCGATCCGGCTGCGGGTGTTGTCGCTCTCGTCGTTGACGGGGTAGACCTCGCTCGCAAGGTGCGCCGCGTGCAGGTCTGCAAAGGTCGAGGGCCAGCCGCCAACCTGCTCGATGTACGCGCCGTCCACGAACCAGCAATAGGTCGTCTCGTGGTTCGACAGGATCTTGCCCGCGTGCCAGGTGTACTCGATCGGGTAGCCGTCTTCGTTCAGCACGTCCGACACGAAAATCACCCGCTTGCAATTGGCGGGCTGGTTGAACGTGTATTCCCAGCCGAGCACTGCCGGCGTGACCTGCGTCAGCTGGGCAACGGACTTGAAAGCGTTCCACGGGTGCGACTCGAACAATCGCCCCGCCACGTCTTCCCATGCGCCCATGATCTCGCGGACGATTTTCTTGTCGCTGTCGATGCCGACACTCGACGGCTCGCCCAGCAGGCGAAGCGCATTCTTCAATACGGTCGCCTGCGTGGGCATGGGTTAGGTTTCCGCTGAGGAATTATTGATTACGTGCAATTTTGCTTCGGCCTGCGGTCTTCCATACAGGTCGTCATGCACGTCTCGCAGCATGTCCGCCTGCTCCTGAAGCCAAGCAGCAAAAGCGGGCTCGGCATCAAGGCGAGCCGCTACCACACCAGCCAAACGCTGGGATACCGCGTAGGCTTTGTTAGCGGCCAGAAACTGCACGACTGGAATTTGTGTTTTGCCCTCGCTCACGCCGCCGCCTCGTCTGCCTTGACCTTCGCCTTGGCTTTGGGCTCTGCCACCATGCCGGCATTCATCGCCCGGCCCTGTGCGGCCTGTGCATCGGCAGCGATCATCGCATTCACGCGGGTCAGGGCAGCTTCCTTGGACAGGTGCCCCGCATCCTTCAGCGTGTTTTTATAGAAGATGCCGTACTTCTCGGCGTCGCCCATCCACTTGGCTTCCCAGTCTTTCGGGAACGCCATCTCGCCAAACGTCACGATCTCCGTCACGCGGCGGCAGATCAGCTGGCTGATATTGGTCTGGGCAAGGACGACGAGCTCGAACATGCAGGAAAAATCCTGCCACTCGACTTCGATCCGGTCGCCTACCGTGAGGCGGTTGCTGGACTGAAGCAGGCCGAAATAGTCCGGGTTCAGCACGTCATCGACGGAATGCGTCACCGGCACGCGGCAGTGGTACTTGTTGCGGGTCGAGCCCGCCACTTCGAGCTTCAGGTTCTTGTCTTCGCAGCGGACTGTCATGCTTGCTCCATAGCTAAGGGGGCCAGGATGAACCTAGCCCCCTCGCCGTGTATGGGTGAGTTACGGAGCCGGTTAGCCCGCAGCCACCACGATTGCGGTCTCGGTCGCCGTGGTGGCGTTGCCGTCCGAATCGACAGCCCGGACGATGTAGAAACCGGCATCTGCCGGGTTCGCCGCGTTCTTAGCTGCCGTCGTCGCCGGGACAGAGGTCGTCCAGATCCGGACCAGGATCAGGTCACCGACTTCCATGCCGCGGTGGCCGTAAGCCGGAGCGGACATGCCAGCAAAGTAGTCCGTGCCATCGACCACGCCGGTTGCATCCGTCGTGTCATAGACCCAGAGCTTGAAACCGAGGATGCCGCCGGCCTCAGCCGCGAGGTGAAGTGTATCAGGTGTGAAAGCCATCTGCTTATCTCCTTATGCGAAGGCTGCGGTGTCGTCGTGGACGGCTTCGACCACGCCGCGGGGAAGGCAGAGCTTCGCAGCGTGCCAGACTTTCGCCCACACTTCCGAGCGGTCTTGCGGCTCGTAGTAATAGGCGTGGACTTCCGGGTCGCCTGCAATCTGGTGGCCCAGCGCAGACTCGTGGAAGATGAAGCAGGACGCCGTGGCCGTACCCGTGCCGGTCAGGCCGGTATGGGTGATCCAGTTCACGTCCAGCCAGCGGCGGAAGCCCATGGCCGGGATGCCGTTCTCCATCGGGCGAACCGTGATGAAGTCGCTCGACTTGAACTCGTTGATGCGGAGCATCTGGCCATAAGCCTTCGGCGTCAGGACGCCCCAGACCCGGCCATCGTTCGGGACATCGTTCGCCCAGAGCGTGGTGGTCCAGGTCAGGAACGTGGCCAGCGTGGCAAAGGAGACTGCCGAGCCGGAGTTAACCTGCACCGTCGCCGTGTCGAGCTGGGTGATGATCTCCTTGTCGATCGCGCGGTTCGTGGCCGCGACGACCTTCTTGTATTGCGCGCCCCGCACGTTGGGATTCGTGCGGAACGCATCGAACGAGTCGAGGCGGTACTTCATGAAGTGCTCTTTGGCGGTCGCCGTGACCTGGCTCAGGGCGAGCTGGCCTTCGGGGATGTCGCCGTTGCGCGTGCGGGTCGTGGCTTCGTCAGAGAGGCCAACAACGTCCCACTTGATGGTCGAGCCGGCCATGAGACCGTCCGAACGGCAGCACTTCTTGAGGAGGGACTCGTTACGCTCGAAGTCCTCCTTCATTTCGTCTACGAACTTTGTACGCTCAAGCGCACTGATGGTTGAAACAGACATGATCTATCGATCCCTTGTCAAAGAGGGGTGAAAACAAGGCGATCCGGCTGGCTGACAGGTTGGCCCGCATAAGCGGGGGCTGACAGCGGCCTTATAGAAACGCGGGGCCGGAAACCGGGTTGGCCGCGTGCCTCGCCCCCTGCCTATCGCCGCCGCGACAGGGGGTCTGGCTGATGGAACGCGGGCTAGGCCCGGCGCCCCGAAGCTCGTTCCAGCTGGGCCATGACCTTCTCAAGGTCGCCGCCTGGCTTGGATGCATCTGCATAGCGGGCGCGCTCAGTCGCGCTGCCGTTTCGCCATGCCCTCATTTTGTCGTACTCAGCCTGCAACGCCTCGACGCCCATTGCCGGGGCCGACACGAGCGACTTCGTGAATGTCAGGTCTTCGGACGTGGCACGCGCCGCATTGGCCAGCATCTTGATGATTGCCGGATGCGCGCCGAGCGTGGTGCCGTCCATGAATTGCTGGTCGAGAAGCGCAACAGCCTCGTCACCGCCAAGCGAGCGCAGCGCCTCATTGGCAAGGCCGAGGTTCATCTTGTAATCCGCGCCCCATTCCTTCTGGAGCTGGCGCTCGGCTTCCTGCGCCTTGACCACAGCCGCGGCCGCCATCTGGGCAGCGCGCTCGTTCAGCGCGTCGTAGTAAAGCGCCTGGAATGTCTTTGCGACTTCAGGATGGGCCGTGAACCCGCCCTTCTTGTGCAGGTCCGCCAGCTTGGCATCGATGAAAGCCCTGTCGCCTTCGCCAAGGTCGAGGCCCTTCGGCGGTTCGACACGCTCGTACTTGTCCGGCGCTTCGGGAATACCCAGCGCCTTGGCAAATGCAGCGCGGTCCTCGTCGGTCGCGTTGTCGCCGGGGATCTTGATCGCGCCTTCCATCTTGGAACGGATGGTATTCTGCGCCTCGGTGAAGGTCTTCATGAACGCGCCGGGGTCGGCGTAGCGCTCAAGCATCTGCTTTGCCTTGTCGTCCTCGCCGGCCAGCAATGCACGCCAGTCCGAACCGCCCTGGTCGCCCGCACCCGGAACTGCCGCAGCCGGTGGGGTTGCTGCGGCAGCCGGGGACGCTGCCGGAGGAACAGCAGCAGCGGGCGGGGCTCCAGCGGCAGAAGCAGCTGGCGGAGTCAGGATCGTGGTGGCTTCAGACATGAAATCTCCTTGTCAGCGTGCAGAATATGCAGGCTGGATGGAGGCGTTGTTTAGTTGAGCTTCTTCGCCTGCTTGAACCCGTACAGGCACACGCCTGCAAAGATGATGAAGCCGATGATGCCGACGATTTCCGCCGGAAGCGTCTTCGTGACGACGCCGCCCATGGCGAGGTTGTCGATCAGGAAAGCCAGCGCGAGGCCAGCCAGAACATTGCCGATAAACACTTGGTCGAACTTAGGCATAACGTCAGCCCTCCTTTGGCTTGACCCATGCCTACACCCCCGCCCGCTATGGCTGGTTCATTCGTCCTGCGTGCTGTCCTCGATGCAGTCCCAGCCATACTCAGGATCGACATCCTGAAGCGTGTAGAGGTTGATGCCGGCCACAGCTCCCATCGCCATACCGACCCAGCGCTGGCCTGCCATGAACCCGGCCTCGCGTTCGTTCATGCGGGCAGGTTCCAGTGTCGTCAGGCCGCAGAACTGGCGCAGTATCTCCCGCACCGCGATGCGCTGCTGCACTTCAGTCGCCGTCCCGCGGAAGATCGCACGGATCGCCAGCACATGGTCCGGCTCGAGTTTCGGTATCTGGCCGAGCTTGCGGGCCTGCATCAGACAGCACCGATGCCAGGTTCAAGCATCGCCCCGCCGATCGCATCGCCAACAGTGCGCAGGTTCTCCGGCTTGGCGCTCAGCGCTGCCTTGCCTGCTTCCATCGCCATGGCTTCCATCTTCGCAGCGTTCTGGGCCTCGGCGCGCTGCTCGCGGATCGCCTCGACATCATCCTTCTTGCGCTGCCACTTGGCCGGGGCAATGCCCTCCATCGCGTCACGCAGGGCCTCGTCAAAGTCCACGTTATCGATCGCGTCCATCGCTTCGGGATGCTGCGTTGCGATCAATGCCGTCACGCGGCCAAGCACCTGGTCGAACTGGGCAGCCTTCAGCTTGCGCAGCGCGTCCGACAGCGGCGTCTCGAACTCGAAGTCGATGTCAGCCTCGGACAGAGCCTCGGGCAAGCCGTCGATCGAGCCGTCCGGCAGCACAGCGCCGAACGCACCCTTGGCCATGGCGCGCTTGAACACGCTGTCCATCAGCATCGCGTTCTCGGCTTCCATCGGCTCGAACAGCGGAGCAGCTTCGATCACATACTGCTCGACCCATTCGGCTGCTTCGTAGGCCGTCATCTCTTTGTCAGGCAGGCGCTTCAGCAGGTTCACGAAGAACTCGCGGCCAAGGCGCTCGGTCTGGAACTGCACGAACTCCATGCCATAGCGCGGATCGCCGGACTGCACCGGGGTCAGCGGATCACCGAGCCGGTAGTCATAGTCCTCCGAAACAAACGTCACGGTATCGGCTTGCAGCGACAGCGCGCCCTGGATGATGCCCTTCTTCGCAATCAGCGGCGGGCGGACAGCCTTCTCCAGCCCCTCGATCATGGCGGACTCGGAGATGTTCAGCATCCGGCCATCAGACAGGGCGACAGACGTGCAGGGCGAGCGGCCATAGGGCTCGTCGCTCACGTCCATCCAGATCCGCACGGTATACGGGAACGTCAGGAACTCGCCCGAGCCAATGCCCGGCTCCTTCACACCCTTCGCGGCGTAGACAGCCATGTACTCAGCGCCCCGGAGCTTGCGCTCCTTCGGGTCATAGCCGAGCGGGTCGAACGGCATGGTGCAGCGGTACACGATTTTCTTGGCTTCGAGGTGGCCCTGGTCGATCTCGCGCTTCCACTCGGCCGGCAGGCGCTCAAGGCCGAACAGCTGGGCCGCCTGGCGCAGCGTGAGGTGCAGCCGGTGGTGCAGCGTATCGACCTTGCCCTCGGCGTTCTTGCTCCACGCCACGTCTTTCAAATGCAGGCATTTAAACAGGATGCCGGTCTGCATCAGGTTGTACGGGTGCGCGATGACAGCATTGCCGAACGTCACATAGTCGTGGTCCGACTCGGCCATGGCCTTCGAGAAGTTGGCGCTTGGCGAGTACACGATGTTGCGGAGCGTCTTGGTCGCGTCCTCGCACCAGCGCTTGGCCTCGTCGTCCTTCATCACGGCTTCAGGCTTGGCCACAGCACGGAACCAGTCACGGCCACGCGGGCGAAGCATGGCGCCGAGGTTCTGGGCGAGGTCACGCCGCATCAGCATCGGCTCGACGGAATACACGCCTTCATAGCGCTCATCGCCGGACGAATAGGTTCGGGTGAAGTCGGCGCGCTCCTGGTAAAAAATCTCGGCCTGCTTCTGGAACAGGTCGTCGAACAGCAGCTTGTCCTTGAACGCCTTGTCTGCCGTCTCCAGCGCCTTGCGGGCACGGGTTTGCAGCGCGTCCATCTCGACGCGGGCCGTGTCGCCTGAGCCTGCCTCGTATGCCATCAGCCGAGCAGCGTCCGCTGGCTGGTCGCAGGCGCAGCGTAATTGCCGTCACCCAGGGAGCCGGACAGCAGTGTGGACATGCGGCCAGCGCGGCTTCGGCCCTTGCGCGCGTCCTCGATCGCAGCCTGACGCACGTTCGGCGCGGTTGCGGTGGGGATGGGCTTCGGCGGAGGCGCCGGAGGCGGAGGCGGCGGCAGTCTGGGTGTACGCATCATGGGCGGGAACCTGGCAGGTTAACGTCTGCCTACGTTCTTAGCCTGATGCCTGATGATGGGCGGTGTAGCGCCTGCATTGCCACGCTTGGAGACGTGCGACCTGCGCTCGGCCTTGGCCAGATCATCAGGTGCAGCCCATGCAAAGAAGTAGCCCCAGGCAAGGTCTGGTGAGCGGCCAATGCGCTTCTTGATCTCGTCGTTCGACTCGATGCGGATGACCTTACGCATGTCTTCGCGCGGCTTTTCCTGAAAGCTGGACAGCTCCAGCAGCACGTCGCGGCCGGGCGGCAGGGCAACGCTATCCCCGTTTACCGGGTCCAGCGCCTCCCTCAATCCCCAGACCAGCTGGGCGCGCATGTTCTCGAACTCGCGGCCATCGCGGGCCTTGCGGGTCGGGCTGAAGCTGGCCTTGATGCGCTTGACGTTGAACTCGTTGCTCTCAAGGGCCGAGCACAAATCGTCGCCATAGCCGTTGTTATCGACGTTGAACTGGGGATCGTCACGCGCCACGCTGACCACGAAAGCCAGCTTTTCGCCGCCGGAACGGACCTCAGCGCCAGGCTTGACGACATGCCGGCCGAACGTCGCCCCGTGCAAGGGCACAGCAACCATGCGGTCAACGCCTCCGGACGCCACGTCCACGCCAAGCGCCGACATAGGTTTGTAGTAAGGCGAGGCCGGATCAGTCTCGCGCTTGCGGATCATCCAGCGTTCCTGCGCCGCAAGTATCCATGCGGTCGGGATGACCTGCCGTTCAGCGTCATCGAGGGTCGTGACAAACTTGCCCCGAAGCAGCGCGTCTTGCAGGTGCTGGGGCAGCAGCGCCAGCTGGTTGGCGTAATCGCTGTCCATCAGGTCGGGGTTGTCTGCCAATGCTGCCGGGATGAACGTGCGGGATTTCGGCCTGACCTCTATCTCGCGGCCCTGAGCGTCCGTGATATGGCCCACCCAGTCATGCTCGACCTCGACCGTGACGCCGTTGATCTTGGCGAACCACCGTAGCTCGCCGGGCTGGGCCGGCCCCTTGTTGAGCGGATCAGCATATTCAGGGTCCAGCCACGGCGCAAACCAGTCGAAGATCCACAGACCCTCCGGTGTCAGCGGCGGGTTGGATGCCAGCACGACACGGCAGCGCTGGTCAGATGGCACCCCTTTGGCCGGACGGTTCCAGCCCATGGCGAACTCGATCAGGTCTTCCTGGAACTGCACCGCCTCGTCAAAGCCAAGGAAGTCAGCCGCGCGGCCTTGATATGCTTCGGCCTCGGTCTGGTTCGTGAATGCACCGAACTCGATGGAGCGCTTGACGCCTGCTGTCTGCTCCTCTGGGAGCTTCCATGTGTGCTTCTGAAGGTTATAGCCCTTCTTGGAGCCCAGCGACTCCGCCAGGGCCTCAACCATGCCGCCCTCGCCGTCGATGTCCTTGAAGTGCCGGCGAAACAAGCGGCTGACCCGGTGCTCATTGGCAGCCAGCGCCAGCAGGAGGATCGTTTTACCCCCGCCGGCCGAACCGCCGTAGTAGAGCAAGTCAGCCTTGCTGTTGTAGGCCATGGTCTGAGGGCCGGGGTTCGGCACTATGACCATGCCGCGCGTGCCTTCTTCGGCTATGGCGATGGCCTTCTTCTGCTCCTCGATCGGCAGCGCTGTCAGTTTGGCGAGGATGTCATCAAGCGACAGGGCTGACACGGATCAGGTGCCCCCGCTGACAGCGCCCTGCAAAACAAACGCCAGCTTGCGGCCAATGGACCGAAGGCTTTTCTCCTCCTCGGTCTCCTCCGGATCGTCGGCACCCTTCTTGCCGTCAAACATGCCGAGGTGTTTTGCCATGCTGTCGAGCGCGGCCTTCTTGTCCCAGGTTTTGATCTTGTGGACGTACTCGACAGCAGCGTCATCGCCATAGCCAGACGTGCGCGTCACGACCTCAACGCCGGCAATGGCGGCCGCTGTGTCGTCATCCCACTCTTGTGGGTTCTTCAGCTGGCCATCTGGACCGAGTGTCTTGCGCACGTCGCTGAACCCGATCCGGGCATACTCCTGAAGGATACGTTCAGGGGTAATCTTTGTCGTTTTGGCGATTTCACCACGCAGACGGTTTAGTTCTTCTATGATCTCAGGTTTTCTAAGGTTCTCATTCGCAATCGAAGCGGCAGTGTTTTCGCTGTATCCAGCCCGAATAGCCGCCTGCGTCCCATTCAGATCAATGAGATATTCTACACAGAACTTCGCCTGCTTCGGGGTGAGCGCCATCAGTCCGCCCTCAGCCACTTAGGCTCAGCCTTGAGCAGGAACTGAGCCGATGTCGTTTCGGCGTGGTGCATCGTGCATTCCGTGCCGTCGAAGGAGATGCCGGTAATGCCGACCATGGCGCCGTTGAAGTGGATGCCGATCACGGGATAGCCGTGGGGGAAGACTGGGGCGTTCCGGTCCATGACGGAGTGCTCGTAGGCCGCAGCCTCGAATGCGATCTCGTTTATCGGCACGAAGGCGCGCCTGGCGAGGCGCTCGGTAAACTTGTCGAGGAATGCGGCGTAGACATTCACCACACGGGCATGTGTTCCGGGCGGCGGATCAGCAGCCTCGACCATCTGGTGGATGATGCGGGGGATTTGCGATCCGGGCGCAACCTCAGACGATAGCTTGATGAGAGGACTGGTCATGCAAACTCCAGTGTTAGTTCCGGGTTGGCATCCTTGACCGCGCCAAACCCGCGCGCTCCAACGGATTTGACCTCTTGCGAGGCAGGATGCCCAGTGTCCGCCGTAGCCCGGTGCGGCAGCGGGAGCCAAAATAGGAGCGCGCGATTCATGTTACTTGCGTGACCATGCGTCGAGCTGGTCTGCGATCTTCATCAGCTGTTCCGGGTCTTCGATGCGCGTGATGTCATGCGCCATGCGGACAAGGTTCAGCTTGTCTTGAGCCCGGTATTGAGCCTTGTGATCGGCCTGCTCGGTTTCGGTCATCAGGCGACCTGCAATTTCGTTGTACATCTCGTTCTCCATGGGTTGATCGGTCATGCGCTCGCCCTCGCCGGCTGTGTCAGCATCAGGGGGCGGCCAAACTGGTTGTGCAGCCAGACAGCTGCGGCATAGGTCAGGACGAACCCGCGCGGGCGGATCGCATCAACGGGTTCGGGCAGGCCGAGCGCCTCGAAGCGTTTGCGGATGTGGTAGTTGAACGTGCGGATCTGGCTGTCCATCGCGCCGTTCGACTCCTGGTTCAGCCGCTCGGAGGCGGCCTCATAGGCTTCCATGATCTGTTCGGCGGTGCGCACGTTGGGATAGGCCTCCATCAGGATAGCAAGGAATATAGCCTGCCATGTGGGGATGGAGAGTTGATAGGCGACCTGATGGGTCAGGTTGACCCCGGTAATGCGGCGCAGCTGGGCCTCGACCTCATGCACCAGATCGGGGTGTTCAAGGTAAGACTGAACACTTTGTTGCCGTTCTTTCACATGGCACAAGATGTAGTGGACCGCGCCCGGTGTGCGGTTTCCGAAGTAGGCACCGATGCGCCGGATCGACCAGCCGCGCTCGCGCAGGGCCTTCATGGCACGGGCACGGGCGCGGCACAGGCGTTCTTCCTGAGACCGGCCCCTGAGCGCGTCGATCGAATAGCCGTGCTCCTCTGCGATCCTGGCGAGGATGGCAGCCGGCGAGGTGGCAGCGGGTGACAGGGTGCGGGGCTGGGTCATGCGGCCTCCTCGGAAATGCGGCGCCAGCGGCCAGCTCGGGCCTCGTACCGTCCGCTGGCGTCCTCGGTGATCGAGCCGTCGAGGAGGTCGTCGCAGGGCGTGCCGTCGAGGGATGGGATTTCGGGCAATGCCTCAGGATCGCTCAGGATGGCCGCTGGCGGCGTTTTGCCATGTTTGGCGCTGAGGTGGCGGCTCAAAGCGATCTCGGCCTCTGTGACGGCCCTGTCGGCCTCTGTGATTGAGGCAGACAGTTCCTCGTACTCGCGGGTGATGGCGGCAAGGCGTTCACGCTTCTTGCGCTGCTCGGGCGCGTTGGATGCGGCGAGGGCGGCTTCGAGGGCGGTGAGGTAGGCTTTCGTGTCGTCAGGCATGGGGGGGCTCCTTGATCATCTTGGAGACTTTGAGCCCCTCGTTCTCATCTTCGAGCCACGCGATGAGGTCTTCGAACGTGTCGAAGGTCCAGTCAGGTTTGCGGGCAGTGGTCAGCGTCACGTTCCAGCGCTTGCCGTCCGTGTCGATCGTTATGCCCCATTGCAGTGCATCTCCGCGGGTCATCACTCGCCTCCTTTCGACAGCGACATCCACATTGCCCAGCCGATGAAGATCACCGTCAGGAGCAGCCCCAGCCAGAACAGGGTCCAGGTCATCGTTTGGCTCCTCGGGTCTTGGGCCTGATCATCTGCCGGCCGTCCAATTCGTCAGGCGACAGCACGCGGAACCGGACAGGCTTGCGTTCGCCGCAGCGCTCACAGGTCACGCGGTTGCAGTCGTCCACCTCGGTGAACTTGTGGACGCCCCACGAGCAGCGGATTGAGATCGGTCTCATTCCGCACCTGCCCAGACGACGACGCCGATGAGTTGGAGGAGGAGGATGAGGGTCATTGCTTGTCCACCAGCTTGATGTTGAAAACCTCGGACAGGGCTTCCGGCGTGGCCAGCTCCCAGCCGTCGTCGCAGTCCCAGCCTTCGGTTCGATGTGGCTGGTCTGTGTTGGTGCCGGGCTCGCCCGCCCCACGCCCGGCAATGGGTTGGCTACCGTCAAGCGCTGGCTCAACCAAACCGGCACTGCGGGATGCGGGGCTTTTCTGTTTCGTGTCAGTCATGGGCGGCTCGCTAGGCCGCAGTGGCCTTCAGTGGGCGCTTCGCCAGTTGGTGTTTCGCCATACCGGCCGCTATAAGTTGGCTGATGCCAGCGCCAAGCCATGCAGGCGGAGCCGATGCACATCGATCCGCGATGCGGGGCACCGTCGAGTAGCCTGTTGGGGCTGGTGCTCACTGACGCCGCCATAGCGCGCGTAAACGGACACCATTTCGTCTTCGCCTCATCCTCGGTCATGTCTTTGCCTCTTCGAAGTGTCGCTGCGCTTCCGGTGGCAGCGCGCTAACCAAGCTTGCGGAAAGGCCAATTTTAAGCGCGACAACAACGGCAA